TTTTCATCAGCTGATAATGCCGATCTGCTCCTCTCTTTATCTTTCCACCGCCTGTTTCCCACCACGGAGGGTCTGCGTATATGGTCTGGTATTTCCTGTCTGTGTTGAAAATATCTACAACCATTACTTTCTACTCCTCCGGAAATTATTTGCACTTTTACATGTAGCAAAATGGGATATGTAACCGAACCCGTCCGCCGACTGTGCATCTACTCCGGTTACCCCGGTCACAACCTTTCCGGTCTGAGTGACAATTTTCTCTTTTCCGGTCGGGTCAATCTTGTAATTATGTAACGTAGGATCGCACGGCATATTCTTTCCTGCCTGAGTTTTTACCCAGATCACCATCGCACCACATCCGGCACATTTCCCGTAACTTCCGTTTGCCATATTACAGCCCTCCTCTCTGCTTATTCCTCCGGTTCTTCCGGATCCTCGTAGTCATATCCGGCGTTATCAGCTTCATTATCGCCATCAGGGAGCGTTCCCTGGTCTACGTCCGGTGTTTCTCCGTCCGTATCTGCATCCCCGGCGAAATCGCCCGTCTCGGCTTCTCCAGTGCCTACTTCTCTGTAGTCTCCGTCAATCGCATCACTGTCCTGGTCTGTCACATCCCCAGGAAGTGCGCCCTCGTCCGCTACTGGACCGGCAATCTGCTTCACATTCAGGTAATCACGTTCCGGCGATGTCTCGATGCCCTCCTGATCGGAACCGCCGTTCATTTCTTCCTGGAAATCTTTATCGAAAATACTTCTCTGCTCTGTATTAGCGACATACTGGAGTACGTATTTCTGCTGCTTTTCATCCCAGACAAGCTCCATCTGAGGATTTTTATTACCTTTCTGCTCGTCCTTTACCGTGATGGACGAAGAAACCTTGTATGCAAACTGCGGTAATCTGATTTGACGACTTTCTCCCTCCACATCCGGATCATGATTCGGGATGAACTCTGTCTGCATTGACACATCCATTTTCAGCGTGATAGAACCCTCGTTTGATTCCGTGTCAATCATGCTGCGAAACAGCCTCTGTAATACGGTGTTAAATTTATTCCTGGCATCCTCAAAGGTTTCATCCTCCAGGAATAGGTCTCTGATATTTTCCATGCTCATTTTTACTTGTCCTCCTTTTTCTTGTAATCCTGGTTCAAATACGCTCTTACAACCTCTCTGCACCGTGGGTTTTCCCCATCCCTGGTGTCCTCCCCGAAACAGTCCGCACACTGCTCCAGGGCAATACATTCCACACAATTCAGCTCGTCCGTCAGCTCCTCCACCGCTTCATCCAGCGTCATACTCTCCGGCAGTACGCCCTCCTCCTGGAGTTTTTCCAGGTTTGACTTCGGCTTTGGAATACTCATGCTCTCGTCCTCGCTTTCCGCATCTGCTTGTCAATGTGGCGTTCATAACGTGCCGTTCCCTCCGGATCAATCTCTTTCGCTACCTGGTATAGCCCATGCAGCCTGTTTTTCAAAATTTCCATTTCCAGGACATTCTCATAATCCGAACAATCCAGCCGGAAACGGATAGCCGACATTTGTTCCTGGATTCCACGGATTCTGATCTGCTGCGGCACTTCCGCCGGAAGATTCTTGTATCGGTCTACTGCCTGTTTGGAAATTATGCGGCTTTCTTCCAGGAACCTTGTCATATTCTGGAGCAACCCGAATACCGCCCGGTGTTTCGGATGCTTCGGTAACCACATGTCACGAGGTACCAGCAACGCCAATTCCTGGTATGTCATGGGTGCATTCGGGTTTGTATAACTGGCAACCGGCGGATTCTGCATCTTCTCCACCAGCTCAGCCTCTCTCTGTCTCTGTTCCTTACTATTTCCGGAATCCGGAGCTTTGCCACTTTTTCCGAAAAACTCTTTTAATTTATCCATGAGCTTCACTTTTTACCTCCACCATCTTAATAATCACTTCCACCCTCGGATTCTCCGAGTAGAATTTTCTGCACTGGCAGTCCACGATCTGGGTATCATCCCGGTACGCTATCGTGTTCAGACTGTCAGCGATAACCTTAACCACGTTGTCCATATCAGGCTTCTTTATGGGCCGTAGCAAGCCTTTTGCCATCTGCTCCTTAATCTTCTTTGACTTGCTTTTCGGAATGCCGTAATAAGCCAAAATCCGCATATCCAGCATCGCACCATCCGGGAACCGGAAGTCCTGGCACTGCTCATGGTAGATACATTTCACCAGGTTCTCATAGATAACCGTCTTTTTCGGTGTAACATTGTTTACCATGGTGTTACGGACTTTCCCGGTCTTTTTGTCTTTGAAGCCGTTCGGGTTGTACATAACCTTTGTCTGCGGTCTGCCTTTCCCGGTAGGTTCTCCAGGGACAACAAATCTTACCTCGTCCACTTGATTACCTCCCTCTGCTTTCCATTCTCCGCATCTGTCTGTTTTTTGACGGTACCAGGCGAGAACTCTGGTTGAACTGCTTACCGTACCGGTTCATTCCAACGGCTTCTCCTGCCGCTTTGGTCTTTGAATATCTCGACTTGCTCATGTACTTCCCTCCTATCTGCTTGTATCAGCTGTTTCGTCACACTCGGAAACTACCAGGTAATAATCCAGGGTCTTTCCCGTCTCTGTGCGTTTTCTTTTGGTCTGCCTCACGGCGTACCCGTTCTTAATCAGGATCTGGGCTACGTTCAGCCTGTCCTCCTGGTTGTAAATTCTTAACTCCGTTTCGCTTTTCGCCATTTTATCCCTCCATAAATTCTGCCATTCTGTCAAACCTCTGTGCTGCCGACTGCATCCGGAACGAATCTCCGGATATTTCCACCGGGTAGCACGTTTCCAGAATCCTGTCATAAATACGCTTGTAACGAATGTCTGTAGCATCCATCATTTCATCCAGGGACAGATTTGTTGTCAGAACCATCGGTTTTGATACCCTGGAACGGCTGTCGATGATGTTATAAACCTTTTCCAGAGCATAGTCCGTGTTTCTCTCAGTACCCAGATCGTCCAGGATCAGGAGCTTTGCACTGTTCAGCATCGCAATATACTCGGCTTCATCCTGCTTCTGGATATTCTGCAGTATCTTTACGAACGATGTCATTATGACGGAAGTGCTGCTGTCCAGAAGCTCATTTGCGATGCAGGCTGATGTAAAACTCTTTCCGGTACCTACCGGGCCATGGAAGATAAGCCCCTGGTTCTCGGAAAACATACGGTCGAACCGTTTTGAGTAATTCACTGCCAGCCGGTATGCTTTCTGGTTGTGGCTGTTTACCCGGTAATTAGAAAACCTTGCATCCCGGTATTTACTGTCCATCAGGGAAGCATCCCTCATTCTCTGGAGCCGCATCATTTCCTGTTGGTACTTTTCCTGCTCTTTTCTCCTGTTCTCAGCCTCATTCCGGCATTTACACAGGCATGATACAATTTTTTCTCCACCGTCACCGAATATGCCAGCTGGTACGATTAACCTTTTCTGCCTCGGTGTATTGCATTTTCCGCAATACACAAGCCCATCCTGTCCTATGTAGTCTCCATCTTCCAGCTCCTGGCTTCCAGCTGGTATTAACCCGTTCATGCAGTTTGATACGGTTTTACTGATTTCTTCCACCTTATTACCTCCTATCTTCTGAACGGATTACCTCCGGTTTCAGGTCTTTTCGTTTCAACCGGCTGTTCGTTCATTTTCGGGAGAAAATCGGCAAAAGGAACCGAATCTCCCAGGAACGTTTTTCCGTGTTTGATATACTGTTGCTCTGTTTTCTGCCGTCTGCACTGTTCTGCATAATTCATGGCTGCTGTCAGAAGCTCCTCCGGAGAATATCCGTCCTTGATACGGGCTTTATACTTCTTATAGCACTGCCCCTTATCTGCCTTTCTCGGATATGCCGCCCAGAATGTTTCAAAATCCTTGTCATACTTCGGTGTTTTCTTTTCTGCTTCCGGAGGAGTTTCTTGTTCTGGCGTATCGTTAGTTGTAACATCATCGGTAACGTTATTTTCTGCGTTTTCCTCTGCTTCCTGTCTCTTTCTCGCTTTGAACTTTGCCTGACGTTCTGCGTTGCTCTTTTTATCTTTGATGTACTTGTTGTAATAAGACCGCCATTCACTCCAGTCGTGGAAGTACAGCTCCCCGTCCACTTCATCAATCCAGTGATTCTGAATGAGGGTTTCAACAACCGTTTCAGCATCCAAACCCGGAGCCAGTCCAGGTTTTAATACATCCGCTATGTCGCTCCGATCAGCACTTACTATTAACCCGTCCATGCCGGCGTTGTCGATACCCCAGAGCCAAAGGAACACCAAAATCCCCATTGCTTCATTCTGCGAACATCCGATTGACTTGTAGAGGCTTCTCAGTTTTCCGCCTATCAATTTCTGGTCTACGCTAATCCATGCCACCTTGTTTCCACCACCATTCTTTCTGTAATCCGGCTAAATGCCTGCCGTTAAATCCTGGATGCCGATAGGATGCCGCAACTTCTTTGTTCTGAGGCAGTAGTCGCAAACTCCGCATCTCTCCGGTTCTACCTTTCCACTTTTTACTTGCTTAATCCGGTCAATGTGATACTGTACCGTGTGCATAGCTTCCCGGAGGAAATTCTCCTGCACATGGATAACCTCGATGTCGGTTGTTGGTTCCTTGGAGGCTGCCGCTATGTAGAACGGAAGCCTCTTTCCGGTGTTCTGCCGAACCGTTTCCTGGTAAATTGCTCCCTGGGTGTCATACCCCCAGAAGCGGATAAAATCCAGATAGCCCAGATCCCGTACCCATTTCATTTTTTTAATACTCTCCACGATTTTCAAATCAGTGATAACAATATCTTTCACGTAGGAATCTATCTTGATTTTCCACGGTATACCAAAAATCTCAGCAGTCATAATGACCTGTTTCTCACCGGACATGCACTGCATGAAATACTCGTCACTCTCGATTCTCTGAATGATAGTATCTGCTTTCTTGTACTCTGCCCTCAACTCGCCTTTCTGAGTGAAGATTTCCGGGTTTTCACTCTTGAATCTCTCCAGACTTTCCGGACCCTCAAAATAACTGTCCACATAGCTCCCGACCAGCAGAGCGGTTGTTTTTTCCTCCTGGTATTCTCCACGGAGTTTCGCCATGGCTCTTGCCTCACATCCGACCTGTCCGTATGTACCTGAGAAGTCCTTAAACTGGGAAACCGACATATATTCAAAATTAGCTTCCGGAGAATAATAATTTTCAGGTGTCAGAATCACGGCTTACACCTCCTCAAAAGAAGCACCGGTAAATCTGATATAGTCTTTAATCTTTGCGACCTGCTGTGGTGTTCCGGTAATTCTCAGTGTTGCAATCTGGCCTCCAGGGTACGCACGTTCCGGAACTTGTGCCTGTCTCATTTCTGCCGGTGCTGGAGAAGTTGGGATTCCCTGGGTAGAAACTGCCGTTTTTTCAACGCTTTCCGGCTGTACCATTTCCTGGGTATTTTCCGGAGTTGGTGCGGTCTGCTCCCTTGCCGCCTGTTCTGCAGCTGCTCTTTCTCTCGCTTCTCTTTCTTCCTGTTCACGTTTCTGCTGTTCGAGGATTCTCTGCTCCTGGGCGTTCAGCTCATTCATTTTGCGGATTGCATCCTGGAGAGTGAGAGACTTATAAAATACCTGGAGCATATCATTCTCGTATTTGCTCGCAAAGCTCTTGATCGTCTCAATATCTCCAACAATCAACTGAATACCGTTGTCGATGCCCTCTTTCCAGCTCTTTTTAGTAGCTGTCGCATTTTCCCATCTGCTGTCATAGATATGCTCGTGGGCTTTTTCCCAGATACATTCCGGGAGGGCACCTACTTTCTGTTTCCAGTAGGCATCAATCTCGGCTCTTGCCTTTTCCTTGCGGCGTTTCTCGTAATCCTGGACCTGTGTGTTGATAGCTGCGATAGGCTTATCAATCAGGGCAACCAGCTCTTTTGCCTGTTTCTCGATAACCCCATAGGGCTCCAGGCACTTCTCTTTCACTTCCTTACGTCTGTCCTCAATGGTTTTCGCCAATGCTCTCAGGGTGGCAACATCGGTTTTTGCCGACTTAATGGAATCATCGTCATATACCATACTGGTATACTCAGCAAGTGCCGCCTCCAGATTTGTCTTGATCTCCTCAAAATTCCATGTAACCTTTCCGGGTTCCTGTTTTACATTTACGCTAATCTCATTCATGCTCATTTCCTCCTATCTGAATGGCAACTCGTCCTCAATATCATCCGGTATCATAAAATCTTCCCCTACGGGCGGCTGTCCGTACTGCTGTTCCTCAAACTTCCGGAAATCTTCCAGATTGCTCTCCGGGATATTTCCGGCAGGTACCGGCTCTTTTTCCTGTGCATCTCTAACCTGGGCGAACACATCAACCGGTGTTCCATTATCCGGAAGTGCTGCCGGCGTGTTTCCTGGAAGTGCCGTATTTCTGAACTCTGCATCGCCGCCGTCCTCGTATGCTCGCATCTGCTCGATATTGTCAAAATCGAGGTCGATCAGCTTGCACAACCGTCTCAGCACTGTTTTCTTGTACATTTCTCCGGTGGAGCTTACCCACGCCTGGCTGTTTGCCGCCTTTGAGTACGTATTTCTAACATTCTCGATTTCTTCCTTGCCCATGGTGTCATACAGCATAGAACCGTCCTTGAATACCACAATCGCAAAAGCTCCGACCAGTGGCTTATTGGAGAACGGAAGTGGTTTGTAAACAACATTCTGTGCTCCAGAATCTACCGATTCCTCGAAGAAGTCCCCCTCACGTACCACCTTTGCAAAAATGTCCTTGATCTCATTCTTGCTGTACCGCTTGCAGAGTTTGATTTCGCCTTTGTAATCTGTCTGGAACTTCATTTCTCCGCCATACGGAATTGCGTAACATTCCCCGTTGAAGAAATCCAGCCCCAGGAACGCTCCCTTTGCCAAGCAGATAGGGATTGACGTATAATCAATTTCCTGCAACTGCTTTTTCTTTTTGTTGTCCCGGAGCATATCCCTGATTACCGTAATACTGTTCAGGATAAATCTGTCCTGGTTAAAACCCTTGGGAAGTGCCCCTCTGTTTTCAGTGAGCTGCTTTAGCAATCCTTTCTGGATGCCGTCCAGCCAGTCTTTCGTTGTTGCTTGTGCCATGCTCTTTTTCCTCCTGTCTGAATATTTTTTTCTATCTCCATCGCCGCAAGGGTAACGGAGTTGATAGCTTTTCTTATAATCCATTCACGGATTACGTCCGGTAATAAATAAGGCATATAACTTTCGTCTTTTCCGGAAGATTTTGCTTTTCTTCTGGCATAGTTCACAGCCTCTGTGTATTCTTCATCATCCAGCCTGAATCCATCCGCCTCCAGCCCTGTCCGGATTTCCTGGTATTCTACAGCCACCGCTTTACCTCCTCCTTAATCTCCCGGCACAATGCCCTGAGAAGAAACATGAACGGCAAAACCGTCCACTCACTTCCTACCGCTATGTAGCCTCTCTCGTGATAAGCGTATCTGACTGCCAGTGCTGTCAAGATTATTCCGGCTGCCAGTATGAGCCAGTTTTTAATGATCCACTTCATGTCCTGCCTCCTATCTGTAAAACCTGTGGTTCCCCACCTGGTAAAGAAATTCCAGATTTCTACTATGCCAGCTTGCCCGGTCACAACTCTCGAAATACAAAGCACCTTTGCTTTCATCCCATCCGCTTTTCACAAGTTCCATAGCCTTATAGCAATCCTCATTCGGGGATGTTGTGTAATAACGTCCACCGTCCATCGTGACGGAGAACTGGTTTTTCTAGAAAACAACCTCTCCGATGCTGTCCGGGAATCCGTCACTCCATACCCTATTGAGTACCACCAACATTACAAGGGCTTTCCCCTCTGTGCTTTCTCCCTCAGCTTCCGCCATGGCGACTTTTAGGAGAATTTCTTCCTCGTCTGCATCCCAGTCCCGGCTATAAACAAGTCTGTCTGTTTCATCCGCTGTGATTGTTTCCGGTTCGACCGGCTCCTGGGTATCGGTTGCCATTGTGTTTTCCGAAGCAACAACTATCCTTTGAACGTGTGCCGTTTCATTCTCGGCAGTTATTCCTTTTACAGTAATTGCCAGGAATATCATGGAAGCCTCAACCGTCAGGATTTTTAGCGTTCCTTTACGAAGCATTTTCAACACCTACTTTCAGCGGAGTAACGAAAATTCCCAGATCAAGCTCCGGCTGGTTCTTAACCGCTTCTAACAGGTCGGCATCTGTTTCAATGCCAAATTCTTTTTTCATAACCTCTCTCAGTCTGTCAATAAGCTCCATAACCGTTCCCCCTTTCTGTGAATTTTTCTGCAAGCATCCTCAGCTCAGATATTGTCTTTGCCAGGTTGTCCAACGATTCAAGTATTGCATCCAGGCCTTTTCTTTCCTCGGCATCAATCTTTCCATCCGCCGCTATGGAAATAAGCCTCTTTTTCATTGCGTGGATTTCTTCATCATCCAGCCCGTTCAGAAGCCGCACCGTGATTCCTTGCAGACTGTCTATGTTTGTTGATACCGGCAAGCCTTTTCCTATAGGACATTCTTTCTTGCAATACATGTTCTTCAGTTCCGGAGCGTGGTAAAGGTCAGCCATCATAACCACCGTATCAACCGGTACGCTCTTGGTTATCCCCAACTCATGGTTTGCCAATGTGGACGGGGAAATTCCTAAAAGCTCCGCAGCACTTTCCCTACTATTCAGTTTTTCGTTGTACGATGCCGCCTTTTTCCTACAGGCGAAGTAAACATTTTCATTACAGTTTGTACAGTTACTCTCCATGTTCCCTAAACCTCCGTTACCGTATAATATCCTTAGACTTGTTATTCGCTATCCGCATCCGGTATTTGCAGATAGTCACTAATCTTTTTTACGGCAACTGGGCTGTATACCCTGCCATTAAGGACCGAAGAAACGTATGGTCTGGTCAATCCGAGGCTGCTTGCCAGTTCGTTGACCTCTAAATCCATGTCGATCATCTTCTTTTTTGCTTCCTTACACCAGGGAGACAACTTTTTTGCCATCCAGATACCCTCCTTTTCTTTACATTTGTGCGGTTTTCGATTAAAATGAAAGAGATTATGTTTTTGCGTTTGTTTTTCGTTCTCAAATTCATTTTACATTTGTTACTTTAGCTCATTTTAATGAGTTTGTCAATGCGATATTTTCATTTTTATGAGTTCTGTTTTGGGAGGATGCTATGTTTTACGATAATTTCAATGAGGTGTGCCGGCAAAAAGGCACCACAATAACAGGAGTGCTTAAAGCCCTGGGAAAGAGTACGGGTAGTACCGGCACCTGGCGAGAAGGCAAATTCCCTAAACTTGATACAGTCATGGAAATGGCAGAATTTTTGGGAGTTTCTCTGGATGAACTGGTTTACGGAAAAACTCAGTTTAATGCGTTGTCAGATTCAGAACGTGAATGGCTGGACATCATCGCTCACATTCCGGAGGAAAAACAGAAAATGTGCAAAGATTTCCTCCGCACCCACATGGTAGTCCCAGAGAAATACGCCGACCGTAAAAGGGGATAATAACCAACGAATATTTTGAATGGTTCAGGAATAACAAGAAAATACAGAAATGACGGAGGTGTGTTTATGGAGAGCAATAAGCCCGTAATAGAGCTGCTATTGAAAAGAGACGAGGATCCGGAAACCTTTGTCTTTGAATTGCAACGTCTCCTGATGTGCTACCAAGTAGCCAGTCGGGAAGATAGAAATGTGGTATGGGCGGCTCTAAACAAATATGCTGCTCAGGTAGATAAGATTAGCCCCGAATAGGGGCTTTTTCTGTTGGAGGGAATATATGAGTAGGACAACGAACAAAAGACCTGGAAAAGCCAAATCCGGACTTTCCAGAAAGCAAAAAGTAGCAATCTATATCAGGGTATCAACGCTGTACCAGGTGGACCGTGATTCTCTGCCGATGCAGAGGAAAGACCTGATCGCATACGCCAGCCTGATTCTAGGTATAGAGGAATACGAGATATTCGAGGATGCCGGCTACTCTGGAAAGAACACCGACCGTCCGGCTTTTCAGGAAATGATGCAGAGGATCCGCAAGGGAGAATTTACCCATGTACTCGTCTGGAAGATAGACCGTATCTCCAGAAATCTTCTGGACTTTGCGGAAATGTACGAGGAATTGCAGGAACTCCGGGTTACTTTTGTCAGCAAGAACGAACAGTTTGACACTTCGACCGCTATTGGGGAAGCCATGTTGAAAATCATCCTGGTATTTGCAGAACTTGAACGTAACATGACCTCTGAGCGTGTCACAGCCACTATGATCTCCAGGGCAAACAGTGGGCTGTGGAACGGCGGCCGCATCCCTTTCGGGTATGATTATGATCCGGATAAAACAGCGTTTTCCATCCGGGAGGACGAGGAAAAGGTCTGCCAAATGATAAAGAATGACTACATGGAGCATAAGTCGCTCGTACACACTTCCCGGATGCTCAATGCTTCCGGTTACAAAACAAGAGCCGGTGCCGAATGGTCTCCCACTGCTGTCTGGATCATTATCTCCAGTCCTTTCTATGCCGGTATATACCGTTACAACCGGTATAAAGGAACGGAGCGGCGTGTCGAAAATCCGGAGGACGAATGGATTATGATCCAGAACCACCACCCGGCAATCTTTTCCCTGGAGGAACATGAGAAAATGCTGGCCATACTGGACGAGAACTCACGCAACCATAGGTCTGTAGGTCAGAAACACCAGACCGAACGTGTGCATATTTTCGGAGGCATTGCTTACTGTGGAAAATGTGGAAGCAAGATGGTTTCTACCCCCGGCAGACTTCATGCGAACGGTTATCGTCCAACAAATTACAGCTGTCCGAAGCACCGAAAGACCAAAGAATGTGATAACCCAACTGTGTCAGATACTCAGGTAGGGGAATTTGTCATAAACTATATTCTTAATATGCTCAGAGCAAAGAAAAGGTTCTCCACGATCGAGAATCCGGAGGACCTGGAACGCTGTCTCCTATACGGGAACACCTTTTCAGAGGTTGAACATATAGACGGCAACGGTCTGAATGAATATTTCAATCTTCTTTCCAGGTACGGCTCTGATGATTCCTATACCTTTTCCGTCAAGAAGTCCCGGAAGAAAAAAGCTGAGGTTGACCCGGAGGTGGAGACTCTGAGGAAAGAGAAAGAAAAACAGGAACGTGCCATGAAAAGGCTCCAGGACCTCTATCTGTACTCTGATACCTCTATGTCGGAAAAAGATTTCATCATCCGGAAAACAGAAATTTCAAAACGCCTGGAGGGGATCAACGCCATGCTGGGTATGGTTGCCAAAAACAGTGAACCCTCTCTATCGGACGAGGAATTTGTCCGCCAGGCAAGCCACCTGTTAATCTCCAGGGAGCTGCAAAACAGGCAATACATATATTTCAAAAACCTGGCTCAGAACGTTTCCCCGGAAATTCTGAAAGCATACATGGAAACCGTCCTGGATTCCGTGCTGCTCGTGGACGGGCGTGTGTCCTCCATCGTGTTCCGGAACGGTCTGACCCACAAATTCAAATACAAATCGTGACCGGCGTAAATTCCGGCAGCAAAAAACCGGCAGGAACATTTCGCTCTTGCCGGTTTCTTTATCGCTATACGGTTATGCCATTATCCCACAGTTCCTCACTTGCCAGATCCAGCGTATCATCCCAGACTACGCCGTAGCCGCAACAGCTTACTTCCGCTCTGCAGAACAGTTCTGGATTGTCTCTCATTTTCTCAAACTCCGGGATTTCATCAAACAGAGGTTTTACATCGTACCGCTTTACCACTCCACCCGTGAACTCTGCCTCCAGTATGAAATCTTCCAGCGGTGTTACTCTTTTCAGTACGCCATCCACAATACCACCTCCATCTATGCTGTGGCTACCAGCCCCTCTATTCGAGGGGAGGCAGCTTTTTGTTTAGTTGTTTGGTTTCCCACATTTCCAACAGTTCGTCTCGGTGTATCTCCCACCATTCCATAGCCATCTTATGGGCTCTTTTGGGAAGATTACCTACAAGTACCCGTCCTGTTCTGATGTCGATTGATTCCATCTTTCCGCCGTATTCTGCGTGGAAATGTGGCGGCTGATGGTCTTTATTGAACATCCGAATTGTGATACCGTAGAACGTTGATATTTCAGGCATTTCCGTAGCTCCTTTCCTTTTGATAACTTAACTTTAGCGTACAGAAAACCTTGTGTCAAACCTTATTTTACCGATTTTTTATAAAGTTTACGTTTGTAACATTCCGGTGTCATTGTATAAACATAGCATCCCGGATATTGAAAGATTGTAACCATAATGTTACAAATGTAAACAACATCCGGTACCACATGGGTTACTCATTCTCAGAATATTTATAAGTACCGTCCTCCTGGAGCGTAATTGTGCCGATTGCGTCCACGATACAGCCCTCATTGTCAAGCGTTCCGTAGGTAGCCAGGTATGAAAGAGAACCCTGGAACTGGATGCCGGTACCGTCTCCGCATGAGATTGTTACCCAGTTATAACCGGAATCTTTTACAACCTCGTTGCAGAACTCAGCAAATTCTTCATTCGTGGTAGCTTTCAGAAGCTCTTTATCCACGACAATCTCAGCCCATTTTGTATCGTTCTTTTCTTCATGCTCCGTTACTGGTGCGGTCATAAGAACATTGATACTCTCAGCCTGAGCAGTCTCTGCCTTTTCCTGTTCCTCGCTTACAGCTGGTGTTTCCTCCTCTGGTTCAGCTTCTGTTTCCGGAACGCTCTCAGATTCCTTAACTTCGGTCTCCTCTGCTTCGGTCTGCTCCTCGGTCGCTCCCTCCGTCTCAGTCTCTTTGTTGGCTGCCGCCTCCATGCCGTCTTTCACGCCATCACTGAAACCGCATCCGCAAACAGATACTGCCATCATAGCCACCATTAACCATACAACCACTTTTTTCATACTTCATTTCCTCCGTTTCGTGTCTTTCGATGATTATACCATGCAAACCTATTTTTGCATAGCAAGATTTTATGTTGCCGGCATGAGTGTGGGCTGTGCTGCTCCCGGATCCGTTTCTTTATGAGCCTGGGAAAGTTCCGGATTGTCAAACACATTCCCCACCAGATAAGCGTAATCCTCCGTAGTACCCAGCGGCATAGGTTCTTTTACCTGGTAAAGCTCCTCTACATCCATGGAGACTGCAAAGAAGCCGACACTTTCCATCCATGCCTTATCTGCCGGGCAAAATGCCATATACTTCCCGTAGCAAATCTCGAACAACAGATTGTCCGGATTCCGGTACACATCGCCCTCAAACAGAACGTTCCCCGGTATATCGTGCCTGTCACAGCATCTGGTGACCGTTTCCGGCTCTAATTCTTCCCAGATAGGGAAATCTTCCTCGTACCGCTCCAAAGCCTCCTCCCAGCCGTATTCCATGGCGAGATAGGCTTTTTCCGTCAGTCCTTTATCCTCCAGACCGCACCCCATCGCCATGCCATTGTACGCCGGTCTCTCCGGCTCCAGATTCGGAGAAACCAGGGCAAAAGCCCTGTTTCCCATGCAAACAACCGTTCCAATGATCCAGGAACCCGTCTTTTTTGATTTTCCTCTGTATAATTCCATACTAACCTCCTGATAGAAAATCTGCCCCACTAGGGGGCAGGATTTTAAGATTTACGGATTGCGAAGCCAGGGGCTACGCCAAACGAGTAGGATGCGAGGCCGTTGTTGGCATTGCCGTTGCCGTCGACACAGCAGAAGTTGGCGGCGCTGCTGGCGTCCGGAGATGCCAACCACCTCCATG